GAGGAAATATCAAATATAAGTCGCCAAGGTGCGTTCTGGTCTATAAGGAAGCCATGCTGGTTGGCTACATCGGCAAAGAACTCAAAACTCCCGTCGTGGACGTAGCGTTCCCCCTTTGGGAAGTCTAAGTCATGGGTAGCGTCTTCCGAGGTATCTATTATTAGACCCGAAACGTAAGGTGGGCAAAAGCTGCTATCAATGAAGCCTGAGCGGGTGACTGGAAGGAAGTTTGAGGTGTCTCTGATGAAGCGAGAGAACTCACGAAGGAAATCGCTAAAGGTTTTTATACTTCTTTGTCTTTGTGGGCTAGCTAAATACTCATTTGTGAACAAAGGGTAGACGAGCGAGTTCATATGTTCGTTATATAGTTCATCGGTGCTCTCCCAACAGCGAGTCGCTTGCAGGTTGAAGAACGGGCTGTCGGAATGTATTCTGCCGTCGCTAGCGAGGTTTCTCATTCTAGCCGTCATATCGTCCCATGCTCGGCTCACGAAGTTTTGAGCGTATATCACTCTCTGGTCTTTAGTGAACCTCATTTGAGCGAGATTAGATTCTCTCAATACGAGTGGAACACCGTTTGGGCTAGTTCTTCCATATTTTTGATTTTGCCCTCGGAAATTAACCTGATTAGATATCATCCCTTCGTGGAATACGAGTTCTTGATAATCCTTTCTAGAAATAAATGAACGGCGGGCGTCAAGCTCATTACTGCCGTAGGTGTTTATCCGAAATGGTGATTTTTGTTGTGCCATTTATTACTTCTTCGCTGACTTAACGCCTGTTTTTTTATCTTTGCTTTTTTCTTGATAATCGTTCTGCCAAATACATTTTAGCTTAGTATTGTACTTTTCAGCGTTAAGTTCATGCGTTACTTTTGAAATGAGATAGTAACCACCAATCTTAAGCTTTTTAGCGACCTCTTTACCCATCGCAAATTCAGCATCAATGAACACAAGAGACCCTTGTCTAAATAAAGTTGTTCCAACAAGAGTAATATCAGCGTCTTGAGGTATAGCTAACACCGAAATTCTGTTCCCTGTTGACGCCCCAGCCATATTGATAGATTGCATATATTTATTTTCTTGCTGTGTAAACGAAAATGATTTCACCGGACCTCGATTGGCACCCAGTATTAGATGATATATCCCTCGGCCGGCGTCAGTCGCATAGTCTCCAGTTCCATTAAACCCTTCACGAGAGAGGACGACAAGATAATCAGAATAATCAGACTGGTCGCGGATATTCGCAAGCCGCTTGAGGTTGGCAAGTTTTTCTATCTCTGGCGAGTTCTCATGATAGCTTCTTCCCTTTTGGAATTCTGTCAGGGAAGAGAAGGTAGTGAAGTGAAACCCGTATCCAGTGTTCGCGCCTGGTTTTCGTGGTTTCAATAATCCTTCTGAATTCATAGCAGGTTCGACTACTAACTTTAAAATATCTCTCAAGAACGCTCTAAATGGATATGAGGATCTTTGAGTTTTCACCACCTTTTCTAAAAACCAGTTTTCAAAACTGCTTATTGAAATAGGAATGTCTGCAATATTATATTCCCTATTTGGTCCGACGGTGTTGTTTAATTCAGGTAATATAAAACCCCCAAGCATTATTCCTCGCTTTTTATCTGTTTTCTGGTCAGTCAAGCTGTATGCGGCGTCGATTAAGTCACCTAAAAGCATATACTTCACGGCTACCTTGCCACTCTTAACCCTGCCCATAGAGCTAAGATGATCACTTCTTACGCCCGCTATTGCGTCTTTGCGCTCTTCTGAATCAGTAGTAGTTGCAGCAGCAACAACAGATTCGTTGAGGCGGACGGGTTTGCGGTTTGGCTTCAACAGCTTTTGTCTTTCCGCAGTGCTCGAAAACCCAGTACCTGTAGATACTTCATCGCCAAGCCATCCATCAGTTAATCCTAGAACTCCTTCTGGTATAAGCACCTGAAATATCTTCTTGCTCTTGTTCATTTTTTTAAGGAGCGCGCCATAGCGAACGGATCGGGTCTGGTTGGCTACACGAGCGGCGAAAGCCTTGCTAAGTTCAAGTGCCCTCTCTGCCTTTTCGATAGCTTCTTCTTTTTTATCTTCGTCTTTTCTACCTTCAAGTCTTGTTATCTCTAGCGCGATTGTATGGAGTTTTACGTCACGCCTTACTTTTTTCTCAAGTAAGTATATATTCACATCGTCACCAGTATCACGACTTAACGTCTTACGAACATAGCTGTCCTTATCTAAGGAGTTGATATCTCCTTTTCCACCCTTGACAGTCCAACTCTCTGTCAGTTTCTTGATAGGTATTGCTACAGCCGCGGGGCGCTCGCCTCCAGATAGCATGTCTGATTGTGGTCCAGACATCGCACTGTCAGACCTGGCAACATAATCAATCTTCAAAGTTGCTTGACCTTCTGATCCAAAAGCTAAATTATATTTTGTCATTTCTAAAATTATAACTTCCTGTGATGACCTTGCAAACTCGTGCAGGCGAGCGGTGCGAGGAAGTGAAGATGAACTAGTCGCGGAAGGTGCCCAGCCAATTATCGCCTTCAGTCTTGAAGCAGGCCAAGATGGAGCAGTCGCGGCTGCATTGGCAAGGTTCTTTTTTGCCTGCTTGAGGGCTGTTAGTCTTTTTTCGTCATCCTTCTTGCCTCCTTTCGCAGAGTTAGAAGGGGAAGATGGATTATCAGGGTCTAAGATAGGAACTAACATTTCGATATAAGGTCCCGAAACTAAATCAGCTATTGATTGAAAAAATATCTCCACCGTGGCGGTCATGCTTTTTTCCCCTGGGTGGTTTGTGTGCTGTTCGTATACGAATGATTTTATTCCTACGCCCCGACCTTTAGCTGATTGTAAGAATATTTCAGAGGTTACTCCTTTTCCCTTTGGGTCGTATTTTACCTTATCACTTGCCTTGATGTAGTTTCCAAAATAAATAAGCTCGTCCTTCAGTTTTGGTTTTTTAGAGTCGTCGAACATCGGCATATAAAGCTTTATAGACGGAACAAGGGTAGATAGTTCTGATGAACTCGCAGTTAAGAACTCTTCTGCGCCATTAGTTTTATTAATTACACTGACTATTTCAGCGGGAGACATCACAAGTGGAATAATGTGTTTAAACGCTTTATTAAAATCCGCGCCATGGCTAGCCTTTACCCATGAGTTGTACCCCGAGCGAGGCGCAGCGAATATGTCCATGTTCTTAATAAGGAACTGCTGCTCGTTTAAAAGTGAACGTTCAGCGGCTTTCTCTGTATCCGCGTCTAATGGTTTCGGCTTCTTATCTTCAGAAGACATTTTATACTCCGTATGCTCTTAAAACAGATTCCAAAGAGGCAGGGATACTTATTTTGTCTCCAATGTTTATATCCGAGTCCATTGCCACTTTGTTAAAAAAGGCGATGACCCACCAATAAGTTGGATCACCATAGTGTGATGATGCTAGTTTATATAGCCTATCGCCATGGCTCCAAACAACTGTTGTCACCTCCATCCTCGTTATTTCCTCAACAGTAGGATAGAACAACTTGCCTGTGGAGTAGTGCGTCACTTGCTTTAAACCACGAGCAGCAAGGTGAGCGTCAACATACCCATCATCGTTGTTTAATATTTTACTTCGACTGTCGTATCTGGATATGGGCATTATTGTTGTATCCTACTAGGGTTTATCATGCCTTTAGGTGCCAGAACGGCTGCTTCATTTGCTTTCCTAATCTCCTCTTTGGTCCTTGGAGGCGTGGGCTTAGCAGGCAGCGAAGGAGCAGAAGTAGATATCCCATGGGGATATGTGTCGCCGCCAAGAAACTTGCCTTCTCGATTCCAGCCTACATCATGTTCGTGAAGCACTGAAAAAGTAAAATCCATTTCATATTGTTTTGGAAGAATGAGAACCTCTCCTGTGTTCCCTTTTGGCAAAGTAAAGAACCCAGCGTCATCACTTGGTGCTAGACTATACTGTTTCATAAAGCCGAGGAGTCCTTGTTTGCCGTCTGGTTGTGATATTAAATTCGCCAATTTTGTTCTTATTAGCGGAGGAGAGGCAATAGTTGAAACACTTACTGAGTCGTCCCCCGGTACCTTTCCTGTGCCGTATTGTGGGTATAAAAACTTCTGTAACATCCCGACAGCAGCCAAAAGCTCGACGGCATCTTGATCATCCGTCGGGATTATCTGCAATCTTGTTTTTATTTCTCGGATCGTATTTTTATATACTACTAGTTCATCCATACGACCATATACAGATTCAGAAGAAGTGTTTACTGTGAACATATCATCAAAGCTGGATATCGCCGCAGGAAGTCTGACCAAGTGACCTGTTGGCACATGAGTAAATTCGATATAAAGACCTGCGTTCATTAAATCGCCTGGTCCAGTAGAGTTTTTGCCTGGTCCTCCAGGTTCCGTACCTTTAATCCCGATATAGCTTGACATTTAGTTATCCACCTCTTTATCCTTTGGCTAGGTCGTAGCGATCATTGATTAAATCAACAACAACTTCGCCTAACTCTCGTTCATTCAACATTAATTTAATTGTCTTCTGATTGTCGGCATCAGTCTTACCTTCGCCTTTAGATTTTTCCCCAACACCAAGCATTCTTGCAAGGTTGGCGATAACATCTTCTTTCGTGCTGGCTTCCGTGGTGACTCTGATTACTTGATCTACCAACTTTTCTACATTTTCGATGGAGGTTGGGTCTATCTCAACCGAGGCTTGGATGAGATTCTGAACGCCATCAAAAGCACCCTGAAGGGCGGTTGCGCCTGCAACCTTATCAGCAGAGAACATATTGTCGAGCATAGTAGATAAGGACCACAAACCAAAGAGTGTGATTGGGTTGGCGAAAGCTAGCCCAAGAGCGAAACCAGCCATAGAGAGAGCGTTCATGGCAGTAGCGAGAGAATATATCCCTGATGCGTCGATTGCGTTTACAGTATTCAGAAAGGTGGTGAAACCTTCCATGTTTGACCCTATCATCTCTAAACCTAACCCGAAATCAAGTAGAGAACTGCCCAGTGTTGCTAACGCACCTGCACCAATAACAATCCCACCTGAATAGAGTGCTAATTTAGCAACCGCCCAAGCAACTTCACCTATCCCCAGAGCAAGAGCAGGCAGCGTAGACACGTCCACTGATTTCATCTGATCCAACGCTTTTGTGAAAGATGTTAAGGATACCCCTAATACTCCTAGTGCCGCAGAGCCAAGTAGAACGCCGATTGAGTAAGCTCCAACCTTGGCAACAGCCCAAGCAATATCGCCTATTCCGATTGCTATGGCGGCAATATTAGATGGATCGACCGAAGAAATAGTGCCCATGGCAGACGCAAACGGGATTAATGCCAGACCTAGGGCACCTAATGCCGCAGAACCAATTAGAACGCCTGCTGAATAAAGTGCAACCTTGGCTGCTGCCCAGGCAATCTCGCCTATTCCGGTTGCCACTGCGGACATATTAGATGGATCGACCGAAGATATCGTGTTCATGGCAGACGCAAATGGGATTAATGCCAGACCTAGGGCACCGATAGCTAATGCACCAAAGAAAATCAAAGGTGCGATTGCTCCGAGCGCGGCGGCTGCGAGACCAATAAGACCGACGCCAAGGGCAGCGCCAACAAATGTACCAAGACCGACATCCGACATCAAACCCATAGCAAAGGCAAACGGAATCAGTGCTGCACCGAGTAAAGCAAGTGGTAGAATTCCAGGCATAGCTTTAGCCATCGCCGCAACTCCAGATGCGAGACCACTAAGCGCACTTTTGATAGCTGGTCCGCCACCAAGCCCGCCGATGATGGCGGCTATCGCCATACCAGGGGCAGCGAGAAGAATAGCTGGTCCGCTCAATGCTAATACTCCTGCTCCGGCGATGCCGGCTTTAGCCAGCGCTTTAAGACCCCCGGCGAGACCAGTAAGCATGCTCTTTACTGCATCTCCTCCTCCCCCTCTACTGACCAAAGAAAGCAGGGCAATACCAGGGGCAGCGAGAAGAATAGCTGGTCCGCTCAATGCTAATACTCCTGCTCCGGCGATGCCGGCTTTAGCCAGCGCTTTAAGACCCCCGGCGAGACCAGTAAGCATGCTCTTTACTGCATCTCCTCCTCCCCCTCTACTGACCAAAGAAAGCAGGGCAATACCAGGGGCAGCGAGAAGAATAGCTGGTCCGCTCAATGCTAATACTCCTGCTCCGGCGATGCCGGCTTTAGCCAGCGCTTTAAGACCCCCGGCGAGACCAGTAAGCATGCTCTTTACTGCATCTCCTCCTCCTCTACTGACCAAAGAAAGCAGGGCAATACCAGGGGAGGCTAACATCAATGCAGGACCAGCGACGGCGAGGTTCAAGGCACCTTTCAGAATGCCTCCTTTACCCATTGCCTTCAGACCTTTAGATAAATCTGTTAGTTTCTCTTTCATTCCGCCGCCTTTTGGACCTGCATCGCCGCCAGAAGAATCGTTCGCCTTTTTCATCCCTTTTGCAAAAGAAAATAACTTAGAGGTAGCGCTTCCAATAAGAGCAATTACTGAAGTGAGATAGCCCTTAATCAATAGGAAACCAATACCAACGCTTATTACTATACTACTCAATCCTCCAGTTGCCTTACTTAACCCAGTGATGACGTTAGAGACGAATTCAAGTACCGAAAGTATAGCTGATACCACCCCTAAACCAAATTTCAACAAAGGCATTACCGTTGTTAGTAGTGCCTGCCCTATAGAAGTCAGTTTGTCACCCATTGTCTGGAAGCTTTTAGCCATTTCGGCAGCAGTTTCCTGACCTTCGGTTGCTTGTCTAAACTCGTCTTCTGTTCCCAGCATACGAGCAGCCATAGATACATCTTTCACTCCCATCATCTCGGCTACTGCTTTTTTCTCTAGACGAGACATCGTTTCAAATGACTTGCCGGTCATCTGGAATTGGTCCCTAATCATCTGGATTCTCTTTGTGGGGTCTTGTTCGTTCATCATGGCTACGGCATTAAGATTTAATCCCATCTGTGCGTTTAGTTTGCCGACTCTAGTGGCGGCGTCTTCAAAAGTATCAAACCCTTCTGCTACATTAACAAGCTCGCCCACTTCTACGCCGAGGGCACGACTTTGTTTGGCTAACGATTCGAATATTTCACCGCCATCATCGCCGAACTCGACGACTGTATTTTTTACGCTTTCAAAGTCGCTCGTCATCTTTTTAGCGCTGACACCGATTTCTTTGGAGAGAGAGACAAGAGAATCAGAGAAGGCAACAGTTTCACCCGCAGACTTCCCAAGAGTTTCCATCATAACATTGGATATATTAGCAAACCCTTGCGCTCCGATGCCTGCCTTCTCAAACGCTACTGCTTGTGCTCCCATTGCTTGAGCTTGAGCGGCTGAAAGCGAAGTAAAGCGGGGGAGAGTTGTCGCCAAAGCCGTCATTCCTGCTTGGGCGTCTTCCATGGTTGCGCCAAGACCAGCAGAACTCTCCCAAGCGCCCATCATTGCGTCGTCAAACTGACCTACAAGACCTGTGTCTTTCCCTAATCCTTTTAGGGCTCCGTCAAGCTGGACCACACTTTCTAATATGTGACTAGTAATCCCACTTATACTGGTCCACATCCCGAGTTGTTCGCTTAGTGCGGATTTGGCTTTACCGAGAGTAGCATTAATTCTCTCGTATTGCTTAGCCTCTGCCTCTCTTGCTTTATTTGTCTTCTCTGCCGCTTCTGCGCGGTCAAAATCACTCTGTGCAGCCTTAGCCGCTTCCTTGGCGGCGTCGGCATTTAAATCTTTATGTTTTTTTAACTCTTCGGTGTGGGCTTCGGCAAGTTTCAGTTCTTCCTGTAGGGCACCTGCAACAACGCCATCGGTCTTAGCGTCAGACAGAGCCTTCTTCAAGTCCAGAACTCTTTTTAGTTCCCTTTGAAGATTCTGTGCCGCGGTGGCAGCCGCCTTAAGTTGTTCTGGTGTTTTGTCGTCAGCCATCTACTTTACCTACTTGATAGGCCAGGTGATACCAGTTTCTTTCTCAAACTTCTCAATTGAAACTCTTAGAAGCTGGCGGTTCTTGAAGGTCATTGGGCTATCTAACCCGTATTTCTTTACTGCGTTCATATATCTTTTTTCGCCGACAAGCGTATCAACGAAACGACCGACTTCAAGCCTGTTTCCCTTAACTCTTACGGGAACCTTCATGCCTCGGAACATCTTCTCAATAAGGTATTGGAGCCATGCTCCAAAGACCATCATCATATTCTCATTAAGCTCACCTCGTCGGTTTGCGCCTAGATCAAACTCAACATCTGAAAAGTCGTCAGGGTTTTTCATTACTTATACCTCATATTAACCAGTGTTATAAATAGCCGTTGATACAAAAAGAGGAGGCGTTTACCTCCTCTTAGACTTGGCGGAAGCCTTCTTCTGTGCGTCGTTTTCTTTCTTTATCTGATCAGCTAGGCGTTTTAAGAACCACCGACGTAACTTAATAGGCAGGTTGTAAGCCTCAAAGAAGCTCCACCCTCCATAGTATTTAAGCTGAAAGAACTCTTCGTAGACTAGAGCCGCATACTCACTGTTTAGGCCAAAAAAACTCCGCCGTAAGCGGAACCTCAACCTCCTCCTCGTGTCCACATTCTCCGCATGAGAAGTTCTGATGGAGGGTTAGATTTGGGGCGACCTTGGCATAGGTTTCACGGATGGCTCTAGAATCTTTAGCGGGGCAAGCATTGATAAAACTGGCTAACGTTTGAGGAGTAGAATCACCAGCAACTGAAACGATGATTTGACGCAACTGGTCAGTTAGCATTGTCTCTCCAAGTTTAAGCTTCTTCTTCTGTCTCTGGCTCTTTATCATTGCCTGTTCGTCTGTGCCAGTAAGCAACCTACATTCAACATCAATATTGAGCAGAGGGAGCGCGAACGTGAACGTCCCGTTATCAGTAAAGTTCACGCCTTCAACGCCTTCACCTGTGTTTGGGCGTTTAGCATCTTCAAGTAAGAACTCATATTTCTGACGGGCTTCACATGCAGGGCAAGTAATAGTTGTATTGTATTCACTGCCATATCCTGTAATGCGTGTTGCTATTAGAATAGCATTTTTGTCGCCGACTAGGAGGTCGTTTGCCCTAACTCCCTTGCTGACGATTACACTCTCAATAAGACGATCCAATACTAAACCGTTCTTGATTAAAGACTGGGATGTGAGGATGTCCTCTTCCTTCGCCGTCATGAAGCGTATTTCTACACTATCCTGCCCATGAAGAGGATGACCTTCTCCATAGAAGCGACCGCCTGATGGGAGTTCTACAAACTCTGTTGGAGTGCTCCAAGCTAGCGGGGGAGCCGAGGTATCTGGTCCTACGGCGACAGCAGGGGTTGACGTATCAACGCTAGGGGTGTTTGCCCCCAACCTATCATTATTATTTCTACTCATTATTTAAAACCTTTCTTAGCCTAGGCTAATACTTTTCTTTCTTCTTTATCTGCCGAGATATTATACGGCGTTTAGCTTAGTTCCGCTGCCGCCGGGCGCGATAGGTGAGCCCGCCACAGTCATTTCTGCCCAGTCATACTCAATGCTAAGGGTAATCTCAGTTAATTCTTCGTTGTCGTAGGAGAGTTCGCCATAATCAACTTTTGAAATCCAAGCATTTTTCAGGTTCCAAGTCTCTACGGCGGTGCCATCGCCATCAATCTGATCTATTTCTACATTGCCGAGCGCCTTAGAAGCACTTTCCTTGCTCAAGGTGTTCAATACGCTACGAGAAGCAGAGGGCGATGTAGTAGGAGCAACATAACCAGACTGAGTAACCACATCTAAAATTGATCTCGCCATGTCTGGATTGATTGGATCAACAACAGTTACATCAATGGGCGAATCCCAAGTTAGTTTGCCGGGATATCTAAACTTGTGGTTCAAAAAGTCATGCTCTATTGGGTTAATAGTAAAGCTAGGCTTCTTGACACTCTTGACAACCCATACAGGCCACCCGCCGATGTTTAATACAAACCTGAATCCTCTTTTGGGATCTGAATTTGGCGCTGACCAAAAGATATCTGCCATTTTTATGTTCTCCTGTTATTCCTTAGTATATATGGTTTAGTCCCGAGTTTTAATCGTCAAATGACGCCCCGGAGTTTGTGATAACGAAATCTAGTGCGAAGAACTCTACTGAGCGGGTTGGCTTGAGTAGGATTTTAGCGTAGATTGCGTTGCGATCAACCATATCTGGTGTTGTTGTTGTTTCGTCCAAGATTAGCTTGAAGTCGTCTAGACCGAACTGAATCTTAACACTATTGAGTAGTGGTTCAGCTTCGCCCTTGAAGCGATTCCAAGTTGTCTTGGTGTTTGGATCAAAGAGGAGGCGAGAAGCGATGAAGCTAATCTCTCTCTTCAAGTGAATCATTAAGCGACGAACATTAACTCGGTCAAGAGCAGATGGGGTAGCTTGTAGTGTCTTCTGACCGAAGATTACGATGCCCTCTGCTGGGAACTTGGCGATTGGGTTAATGTTTGCCTCATAGAGGTCATCGCGGTCATCAGCAGTTAGACGCTTGGAAGTGTCTAGGACTGGTATACCTGCGGCACCTTCGGTAAGACCGCCGCGGGTGAAACCAGCAGGGGCAAACCATGGGGCTTGAACTCTATCGTTGTAAGAGTAAGCACCGAGAGCAGCAATAGAAGGTGGTGCCCAAAGTGAGCGACCTGCTATCGTGTCTTGGATGCGAACCCAGGGGTAGTAACAAGCAGCGTATGAACTATCAATTGCACGGTCATTTAGACTGTCAACTGCTGTGCTTACTGCCTTGTTGTTGCGAGATGCTTCAGAGTCGGCATTTTCCGTATCTGCGTCATATACATCTTCAAGGTCAATAATGGCGATTGCGTCGCCTCGGTCTTCAACGGTGGCGAGCAAGTGATTTGTTACTGCTGGCTTGGTTACGCCTGGGATAGTGGCGATGTTAAACTGAACCTGTTCTGCGTCAGAGCAAATATCAATGGCTCTTTTAATAGAGTGCAGTTCATAGTTTAATGTTTCATCTGTGCCGATATTTCGGTTGGCGAAAGGCTCACGCTCTAGAATGTCTAGTCCGTCTGAACCGCCGTGGAAAACAGTTGAGAACTGATTGAAGCCTGCGGAGAGAACTTCCTTGTAGTCTTGCTCGCCTGCGCCGCGGGAGTTGTATGCTGACTCATCAGCGCGAGCGCCGCGGGCATAAGTAGCAGCCATGGTGCTAGCGTTGTAGACAACATCATCTAGGGAGAAGACCCAAGATGTAACTAGTGGTTGAGCGGTGCGTAGTGCAACATCAGAAGCCGCAGCAACATCAGTCGCAGTAAGGGGCATTGCCTGGGCGGGTGCTCTTAGGTAGTCAACCACCTGTGCATCAAACTTAGAGTCAGAAGATGAGCGACCTGTGTAGGCTCCCCAATAGACATTTTTCGTGCTTGATGCTGAACCTGCGTTAGCAGCGGCTCTTAGAGCCACTTCTGGCATTTTAATACTTGCACTGAGGGCGGCAGCACCAACATCAAAGGTTATATCACCGCTATCGTGACCACCATTGGCATTATAACTACCCGTGTGGTGCCCTGTGAATGTGCTTACTGCACCAACAGCAGAGACGACGCTCGCGTAATCTTTTAGTCCGAGCGAGCCAGACGTGTAGAGCACATCGCGTGGTTTTGAGGGACCGAATACGCCGAAGGGCAAGAGACTTGTATCTGTTGCGCCGCGGGCGACATCTTCATCTACTTCTACGCGGATAAGGTTTGAACGGTTGGCGTAAGAGCCTCTGATTGTGTTTGTGCGACTAGCTGCATCAAACTCTTCGTAGCGATCACCGATCTTCTTGGAAATATATCCTTCAGACGCTGGATTGAGGTTTAGGTTGTCAAAGCGCTCAACTACGACAGGGCGATTGTCGGTGTCGTTAATCTTGCGAATAACAACCGAGAATGAGCCGTATGGGTTAGCCTCACCGACAGGGGCTTTAACGTTTGAGATAGAGACCTTATAACTTTTCTGTAAATCTTCGCCGATTGAGAGGGCTTCAAGTCGGAATAGCTTCTGCATGTTCTCTGGCTCATAGGCAGAGAAGTTAGAACTAAGATCTTGTGAGATGAACCAGCCTGTTCCGCCCTTTTGCCCGTCTTGGCGATGGTCGCCGCCTTGAACCGAGCCCGAGCCGACCATTGGGACCATCATACCGACGAGAGGAGCAGAACTATAAGCAACACCTGCGCCAGTTTTGAGGTAAGTGCTGCTTACGTTGCGCTCATAGCTCTCACCCAAGAAGTAAGTCTTAGTCCCGGCTGAGATTGCACTGTTAACCAAGGTTGGATTGGTGTTAAACACCTTACGCATGCCGCGAGCCGAACTTGGATTGAAGTTAAACTGCATCTTGTCAATTGTTGCGCCAGCGCTATCAATGACAGCGGCAGTGAACTTGCCATTAGAGTCTGACTGAATCATCGTGCAGCCTGCTTGAACAGCAGCGCCGTCTCGGTTAGAGCCGGAAAGAAGAACACGACCTTCATTGCAGTAGAAGACGCCAGCAAGAGTGCCGGTGACAGATGCAGCAGAAGAAGATGGAAATACCATCAGCCCCCAAGCACCTGCGCCGTCAGCGGCAAGGCTGTCATCGGCATCGCCGACAGTCCAGCCTGCGGAAGCAGCGCCGCCATCACTAGCGTCAGGGTGCTGACGACCTAGAAGGCGAACGAATGTTAGAGTTGGGTTGTTTTTTAGCCATGCTTGAGCAGCAAAGACGCCGAATGTTGGAGCGGTCTTGTTGCCGTCTCTCCAGATGTCTCCAGTCTCGCCGCCAGCCAGTGGCTCGCCGAATACTTCAACAAATTCAGAAAAAGATGATACAGTTACAGGCTGCATCGCAGGACCTCTGCGTGCTCTGCCGA